ACGACCAGTTGAGATCCTCATGGGCATTGACCTGGCAGAGCATGTCAGTGTCGGCATCTACGGTGCTGAGGGCTCAGCCAAGACCATGTTCGGTGCGACCGCTCCCAAGCCTCTGTTCTTGGACACTGAGAACAGCACTACGACTCTTCGCGACTGGCCGGACGTCGTCAAGGCCAACGATGTGAAGGTGGCTCGACGGATCGGGTGGAAGCACGCGGACGAGATCTTGAAGCGACTCAAAGATCCGAACGGACCGTGGGCTGACCGTGAGACAGTGATCCTGGACACTCTGGATGCATTCCAGGAAAGTTCTATCGAATCCATCCTCGCCGGATCACAGGGCGACAAGTACCTCGCTCAGCAGCACCACTACAAGAAGTCCGCCAAGATGATCCGACGCTGGCTGACCGAGATGCGCGATCTGGACAAGTTCCACCTCGTCGTGATGATCCACGAGAAGGAAGTCGTCGTGGGCGAGGGAGCTGGCGCTGCTATGTACGTGCGACCAGCCGTCACTCCTGCTGTCATGAGCATGCTGTGGAACGATTTCGATGTGGTCGGGCACATGCGCATCCTACAGAAGGACTGGAATGAACCCTTCTCCAACGGATTGCAGGTGCGGAGCGACGACGTGATCAAGGCAAAGTGCCGGCTCCGCTACCTGGCCCCGCAGATCAGGGACCCTCAGTTCAGCCACATCCTCGAAGCGTTCAACAGGAGCAGGACAGCAGCATGAGTGACGAAAGAGTCAAGGCAGCCCAAGCTGTCGCAGATGCGACCGGTGTTCCGTTTGATGATCTGCTGCACCTGAGTCCTGGCTATCAGGTCATCCCCGAGCATCTCAGTCACGACGAACTCGTACGCATTGAGGCTGTGAAGATCGCCAACGAGCACGCACAGACCGGCAATGCGACGTATGTGGTTGCTGAGGCCGCCATCATCGAGAAGTACATCAAGGAAGGAACCCAGCCCAAATGAGTGACGGATTCGGTAGTTACGCAGCAGCTACCCAGCAGCAGGACACCAGTGTCAGTCTCGACTTCGGAATCGAGACGACCGGTGGTCTGGCAGGACAGAAGGCCCCCGAAGGTCTCCACACATGGGAGGTGACCGGTCTCGAGCCGAAGTACACGACCAACGGTGAGCTGGCACTGGTGCTGACTCTCACGATCGTGTCCAGTGCGGTGCATGGAGCGGTCGGCATCACCAACGAGGAGTGGCTCGTCATTCCGGGCGACACCCGGAAGCTCAACGATCCCGACAAGTGGCAGATGATGATGCGGATGACCCGCATGAAGCTCGAGGCCATCACGGGACGCCCCTGGCGAGACAACAACATGAGCCTCAAGGCCAGCGAGCTTCTGCACCGCCGCTTCGTCGCCTCGGTCACGCACAGCGAGACCAAGGTGGAAGCCGATGGCGAGACCAAGACGTACATCAACGTCAACCTCAACAACTGGCAGGCCGTTCAGGCTCAGGCAGCGCAGCAGGCGTTCGCGCAACCGGCTCCTGCTCAGCAGCCTGCACCGCTGACTCAGCCTGCTGGAGGCCCTCATCTGGCTCAGCAGCAGCCGCCGCAGCAGCCTCAGCCTCAACAGCAGATGCCTGCTCAGAACGGCCCGGGCTTCGCATTCGGAGACCAGGCCCAGCAGCAACCGGTGTCAACTCAACAGCAGCCTCCGAACAACCAGGTCTACGACCCCGCCGAGGAGCCCTTCTGATCTAGCAGCCCACCAAGAGCGGTTCCCGCCCGTAGTAGCGGATCTCGTGCGTTCGTCAAAGGGGCCCACGAGATCCGCTCTGCGGGCCGTTCGCTATCCGGATAAGTTTCACAGGAAACGACATGTGGAATGAGCGTTGGTGATGTGTCACAAACAGAGAACGGCGACCTAGACAGCTTCTACGATTTCCTGTACGGTGAACGAGAAGGATTCGTTTACGCTGCGACCAAAGAGCACAGAGGTATAGGCGGCCCGAGCTTCAAGCAGTACTTCTTCAACTGGCCTCTTCAAAAACAAGATCTCATCCAGTTTACGCTGTTGAGCCGTAGCCGTCTTGACGTCTACGTAGCTCCAGCTATGTTCAGCCAGCAGGAAGCCACCAAAGAGTATGTGATCGGTGCCGATGTTGTTTGGGCTGAGCTGGATGATCCGCCTGCTCGAACCGACGGTGTGCCGCCCCCCACCTGTAGGATCGCTTCAGGCGGTGATGGTCACGAGCACTGGTACTGGAAAGTAGATCAGGTACTATCTTCCGATGAGCTTGACAATGCGAACCGAGCCTTAACATATCATCTCGAAGCTGATATGTCTGGCTGGGACAGCACTCAGGTGTTGCGACCTCCTAGCACGTTCAATCATAAGCGTAAGCGTGAGACATCTATCCTTGAGCACTCAGGTATGGTGCTCAGTCTGGCTATGTTCGACGGGGTTCCTCAACCGCCGCCCAGGCCGACAATGTCTCAGCCTACCTACATGCCTCCTGTGCATGAGGTACTGGCTAAGTACCAGTTCCAGAAGACAGTACTTGATCTCTTCAATACCGCTACGCCAGGGTTTCAGAAGCGATCAGACTCTCTGATGGCACTTGGCTATCACTGTGCAGAGATGGGGATGGCCGATCCAGAGATACTGGCAATCGTTGTCAATGCCGATGACAGGTGGGGGAAGTTTGTCGGCAGAGAGGATCGCTTCCAACGGTTGAATGAGCTTGTAGCTGCTGCTCGAGCTAAGTATCCGAACGCAATGCCGCAGCTCAACGGGCATACAGAACCTATGCTTGTCGACTTGAGGCCGATGGGCTTCCGAACACTTCTGAATACGGAAGTGAAACTCGAATGGCAGTGGGAAGGATTGCTCCAGAAGAGTGGATACTTCTTACTTACGGGACCTACAGGGGTGGGGAAGACTCAGTTCAGCCTGGATGCGGCAGGACACATGGCACTCGGCAAGTCGTTTCTTGGTCGTGAGATGAAACCAGCTAAGATAGGGTTCTTCTCACTGGAGATGGGCCTGGTCGATCTCAAGTATTTCCTCCAGCAAATGCAGCACGGCTTCTCTCTAGAAGAGCAGGATGTGCTGGAAGAACAACTACAGTTCTTCCCGCTTGGTGAGCCCCTGTATATGACGGATGAGGGTGTGCGACAGCAGCTTGATCAGCTCGTTGGGGACTTGAAGCTGGACGGTGTGATTGTAGACTCTCTGGGTTCTGCCACAGATGAGTCCCTGTCAGATGAGATGGCGAAGAAGTTCTTCCATTGGAATGACAGGTTCCGGCAGAGACATGACATCTTCACGTGGTACATACACCACCACCGTAAGGCGAACGGAAACAATCGTAAGCCGAACGACATCGCAGACGTGTTTGGGAGTCAATACATCACATCTTACGCGACGTCGGTGGTGTGTCTCTGGGATGGTGGAATGCCTAACCTCGTGGAATACAGAACGTTGAAGAAGCGGCTCGCTCCTAAGGATGCGCCCTTCCTCATTTCGCGTAATGAGCACCTGCATTTTCAGGTCACAAAAGCCGGATCTCAGGTCTCTAATCCCGTCACAGCCCCCCTGTTGGCCGCTACCGATCCACGGCCCCAACCGCCCGGACAGGGGCCGGCAGGCCAACAGGCGGCCACAGGGGCGGCGCCCGGGGGTGCGAGGACCGGTCGAACTTCGGCAGAGGACGCCCAGCAGGGCAATTGGAGTGTCGGACCTAAGTCGTTCTCTGATATGGAGAAGAAACCTGATCCGAACGAGATAACCATTAACTTAGATATGGGAGGTACATAGTGGGGTCCCCGATGTACATGTCCACTCGTGAACTGCTTGAGACCTTTGGAACTGGGAAGAAGGGTCAGCGACGACTCTCTTCTGACATGGTGCGCTGGCTGCTGAGCGATCCGCCTCGAGCTATGGTGGACGCAGCAGCCGTGCTCAAGTACCCTATCAATATTCCGGATCCTCCTGTGCTTGATGTGATTCCGGAGTTCAAGTTCCAACTATGATCCTCGTTCAGACCGAAGATACGTTCCGTGCAGCGCTCGACATGCTCCAGAAGGCGTCTATCATATCAGTTGATACTGAGACGTACGGCGTCAAAGGACAGCCTGTCAAGCATCCTGCGCAGGGGAACAGGCTCATAGGGTTCAGTACTAAGTGTGTTATACCCGGACACGCACAGTACGAAGTGAGCTTCTACTTCCCGTTTCGACATCAGATCGACGAGAAGTACGTCACACTGTTCACGGTGTCAGAGAATCTTCCTATCGAACTCCTGAAAGAGTTTGCTGACGTCCTGAACCGTACTGACGTCACACTGATCTTCCATCATCTCAAATTCGATGCACAGATATTCCGTGCAGACGACCTATGGCTTGAGCCTGATCCAGACCGCGTAACAGACCTGCTCCCCAAGGCCCAGCTCGTCGATGAGATGATGTCCCACCGCCTCAAGGACATGGGATCGGTCGTCTTCGGTCCTCACGTAAAGAAAGAGGAAGAAGAGGTAGATGCCATCATCCGCAAGCAGGGCGGGTTCCACAAAACCACTCCGCAGCAGATGGCACCCTACGCCTGTAGGGACGCTGAGCTAACCTATGATCTCAACCCGGTCATCGATGCCAACATTGCCAACCAGGGACTGTCTCACCTGGTGCAGCGTGAGATGGAATTTCAGCTTTGCCTGATGGAGCTGGAGTGGGAGGGTATCAACTTCGACAAGCCACTAGCTGAGAAGCTTGCGAAGAAGTCTCGATTGCGTATGCGCGAGCTGGAGGATGAGCTAGGCTTCGACCCACAAAAGCGTAACCGCCTAGCTCTGGAGTTATTCGGCAAGCATCGCAGACCTAGGAAAAACGAGCACGGCATGCCGGTAGGCGACTTAGAACTGCCGGAGAGCTTTGAAGTTACAAAGAATGCCTCAACTGACTTTCCTTGGGGAGTCCCAGTCATGGATGAGGCTGCACTAGTAGCTCTCCGTGATCCAGTTGCTGACCTGGTGCTCGAATACAGAGGTCTCGGTAAAGCGAACAGTACCTGGTATCAGGGATGGATCAACAGGCTCGGTACTGACGGTCGCATTCACCCCACGTACAACCACTCCGATAAGAAGGCAAAGTTCGGCACTGTCACTTCACGACTGTCGAGCTTCATTCAACAAATGCCGCGTGACCCTGATGCTATGGTCAAGCTCCTCCTGCGACCGGAGCCTGGCCATGTCATGGTGGAGTATGACTATAGTCAAATCGAGTATCGTGAAGCCGCCTGCTATGCCGATGACAAGGATCTCATCGAACAGTTCCGTACAGGAGCTGACCCTCACCAGATCCTAGCTGATCAGATTGGTGTTGATCGACAGAGCGCTAAGCAGACCGTATACACCATCCTCTACGATGGTCAGGGTAAGGCACTCGCTAAGAACTTAATGAAGCAGGTGTGGCAGAACGAGAAGAAGATCATCTATGTCTCCGAAGCCGAAGGACAAGAGATCGTTGATCTGTACTTCAACTTGCATC